GTGCTTTCTTTTTATTCTCAAATTCTTCTTGAGTAATAATTCCTTCATCCATTAATTCTTTAAATTTTTTAATTTCATCAGCTGCTGAAGATGTCGAGTTTATGCCACTTCCAGAACTTTTCCTCTTGTCACAAATCAACTGAAATGTAGAAAGGCATTCTTGCGCATCTTTAATAACCGATTTGTATACGATTCCGTCTTTTTTTGTTTTAAAATCAATAAAACTGATGTAAACAACGGGATTATTAATATCATCAACGGTTACTTTGATTTTAAGACTAGTACAGACACTTTTGCTTTTCTTCGTTCCAGTAACACCACCAACAACTGCTCCAACACCACCGAACAAAGCACCACCTACTAGCGCTCTACCTAAGCCCCCGCTAGCTATTGATTCCCCATCTTCTAAAAGTTCAAAATCAATGATTTCATCATATTTATAAACAGTGGATTTATTTCTCTTCCCTAAAAAAGAAGATAAGACCACCCACTTTTTCTGATTATCATCAAATTCAATATACGTACCAATCTTTTTGGTTGGATTAAACCTTTCTAATTCATTAACATTACTTTCACTTTTTTTTATTAACGAAATTATATTTTCTACAGTCATTGTTTTAATTGGAGAACTAATTTTCAGTCCTGCTTTTTTAAAACAACTAGGACAAAGCCACTTTTTTTCTGCTATCCTATATCTGTTAAGGCCAGCTTCTTGACCGCAAACCCCGCAATTAGCTTTTAAATCGAAAAACCCCATTATAATCACCTTCCTATATATGTATATACGGTTAATTATAATGGAGGTTCCATATATTACAATAGAACTAGATCTCTTTTTTTAATTTGTACGCTTCTTTCATTTTGATAACCGCTTGTCTTTGTTTCTCTGTACCCTTTCCCGTAGGTAATTCCATATTACGTATTTCCATCACTTCTTTAAATCTGGTGTCCCCACGCAATCCGTCTAATAGCGCTAAAAACTTACGCCAATCAAGCTTTCCTTGCTGCTCAATTAAATCAATTCCATAGTCTTGCATAAAGGAGGCATAAATAAAAGCAGCATCTTGTTTTAAAGAATAGTTTGCTTCTTCACTCGTCGTATTGGATGGCATTGGATTCCCTTTTATGTCAACAGGTACTTCTTTAGCTTTTGATGAGGCTATCATTTCAGTAAAGATGGTGTTTAGGATTTCCGATTTTGCTTCGATATCGCAGACTAACTCCGTTTCAAGTAACATAAGTAATGCGGTTTCTACTTGCGTTACATCATCTATTTCGTCATCTTGCAACAGATCGTATATACGAATAACATTATCAAAATTTAAATTAACTTGGTAATTGACTCCATCAATTTCAATTTCGTTTTCTAATGGATAAGCAAGACTTAACATACTTACCACCTATTTCTTTAGTAGATACTTTTTTGCCTTATCTTGCTGTGTCTCGCTAAATCCAAGTTCCTTTAATTCTTCATTAATTGCTTCTGCTAATTGTTCAAAATACTTAGTCAGATAAGTAATGGATGGAGTTTGTTTATATATTTTATTAAATGCCCCTTTTCCTAGCATTAGATCATATCCTTTTGCTAGAGCCTCTTTAGCAAGTTCAAACGATTCATCTTCATTATCTGTATTAATTTCATTCAATTCTGTTTGAATTTTTAAAGCATTATCACGAAATTTCTTAACCGATTCATCCGATACATCAAATTCAAAACTCAAATTCCCAAACTCAACTGGTATGACCGTTTTTTCTGTTTGAATTTTAATTGCCATTATCTATCACTCCATTTCAATTTCTTCATCTCCGTCTTCACTGTCATCTCCCCCATCATCTGGGGGAACATCAGGGAGTAGTTGTTTTTGGTTTTACATCTGGTTTACGATCAAATGCAATTGTGCAGCTAAATGTTGCGTACTCTGTAGCTTCTCCACCGCTCGTAATCGGTACAGTTAGAGTGGCTGGTCCTGATACTTCATCCCCATTAGACTCCACAATCTTAAACATGATTTTACGACCTTCTCCAATTTCCCGCTTAAGGCCAGCGATAAATTTCATGGCAGGATCTGTTTCATCATACATTCCCTCAAATGAGTATTTTTCCGAACGAGATATTACATCCGTTGATGGGTTCCCATCCCCATCGTAATATCCTGTCTCTTCTGAGTTTTCATCTGTATCATCCGTAACGTTTGATATCCTCTTTCCAAGTTCCAAATATTCTGGTTCAGAACTTCCTGTTGGTAGTGGAGCAACAAAATAACCAGTTAAAGCATTCTTTTTTCTCACTTAAATCACTCCTTTAATATATAAATCAGCTGAAAATTGAGCTGAAAAAATAAAATATTTATCATCTTTTCCTATTACATTAGGATCAGTAGTAACAACTATTCCATTAAAATCATACGTTTCATTTTGACTTGGAATATCATCTACACTGGTTAAATAACTAGCAATCATTAATAAAGCTTGATAACTCGTTAATTGGCTTTCGTGTTTGCACATTACTTGAAACGCATATTTTTGATCATATGATCCGTCATAATAGTGCTTATAGTTATTCGAAGGCATCGGCATAACCGCGATACTATTTCCATTGACAAGTATAGGAGACACTACAGTTGCATAGTAATCTTGACCATCCAACAATTCTACTAATCTTTCTAAAAAATCCATTGTCATATATTTTCATCCATTTTCGTTTGTGCTAATGTAATCCAACTGTTAAGATACATCGCTTTTGCCCTTTCATACCATAACCCACTTGCCATCGGATTTTTATCCGTAGAAAAATTCATTTGTGGATTATAATAAACTTTATTTGCATATGGTGTAACCCACATTAATTGTCCTTCGCCTATCTTAGAATGTCGTAAACTAGAATCTCGTAAATTCCATGTATCAGCAGGGATAAATAAGTTACTGTCTTTTAAAATCTGGGTATCTAATGCAAATTGGGTAATATCCTTTGCTCTACCTATATTTCTACCGATATTAGGAATGTCCACATGTACTCTAATCCTACTCATATCAAATTCACCTCATAATGGTGGGGGGTATCTGGATCTAATGCATAAAGGCTTTCGCATTGAATAACTCGGTAATCCTTCTCTTTAAATCTCACCTTTGATTTCTCTTTGAGTGGCTTATAGTTAGGTGTATTAACTGCATCTAAGAATACGATTCCAAGCGTTTGTACTTCTTCTCCATTACCGTCCCTTCGTAACTTACTGGATGGTTGCACCAACACAAAAGAGATGGTCTCAACTGGTGCATATTCTTCACCAAATGAGCCATCTCTTACAAATTCCTCATATTCAATTGTATGGATCAATAATTTCTTTGGTATTGGAGGTATGTTCATCTTTTACACCTCTTTAAACTCTAGGATTATTATAAGCTAATTGCTCTCGATTCCGTCTTCTGGTTCTTCCAGTTTCATCGATAAATCTTCGCATATTAGCCTGTCGTTCTCTTACTTTTTGCTTGGCCATTTGAACACCTACATCATCACCCATAGCACTTAAGACGTTTAATTGCTTTTTAGCATGTCGAATTTGCCTTTCTAGATATCTCTGTTGTTGAGACAATTTATATGCTTCATCATTCTCTTCTTTATTGATTCCAATATCCCTTTTTATAGATACTCCCTCGATAAACGGATACTTAGTATGTCCACAATTAATTCCAAAAAGACCAGCTATTTCTCCATAGCTAGTTTCTGAAAAAGGTGGATATTTTTCACTTATACCACTCCGAGAATAGATATTACCTTGATAAGGTGCACAACGTGGTCTTGCTCCCATATGTGCTGATACTTCGATTAAATCCACACCATATTCATCCATACGATTATCTTGCATAGTATTAGACACTCTGTTGCTTATGGATCTAACGACTGTATTTATATAAGCTTCAGGAGTCCATTCCTTATTTGCTTTATCTATTAAAGCAGGAATGCCATCTTCTGCCCATTTACTAACAGTCTCCCTTAATGCTTGTTGAGGTGTAATAGTACCAGTTAAGACTTTACCTACTGTTTTATTCAAAACGTCTTTATACTGTTGTTTTGACTGTTCTAACATGGTCGTATTAACTAAATTGAATTTATCTATTGCTTGTTGCTGATAACTTAATAATATAGGTTGCAGTGTAGAGCTAGGTTCTGATTGTGGTTTGATAATAGCGCCTTGTCTCACGGCTTCCTGTAAATCTTTATCAACTTGACTAACAGCAGTATAACCAATCTCTTGAAGTAGCTTAGTTATCTCATCGATCGCTAATCCACTATATTTAGCTATAGTGATTATATTTTGTTGTGATAAGGCTTCTAATTGAGATAGTTGATACTCTGCCCATTTCTCAATAGAATCTTGTTTCAACAGCCTTTTTCTTTGTTTAAGTTGCCTCGCAAAATTAATTAATATCTGTTCCTCAATAGCAAGATAAATTTCAGTAACTGGCTTTGCTAACTCTTGCTGTTTTTCAGGATTCATATTGTCTTCAACCGCCTAAATGCATTTAATTCACTTTTATATGGTGTAAGTGAATTATCCGCACTAATAGTTGAACCTTGATCTTTGCTACTGTTTTTGGTAGCTGAAAACTTACCTACAGTAAAAGAATTGAAAGAATCATCAGTTAAACTTTGAATTACTTCCTCATTTGGATGATTTATCTTTAATAAGTCTATAGTTATTGATGCCCAAGTGAACAATAATCCCTCAGGAACCACTTTAAGATTACAATAGTTTCTTATTTTCCATTCTGCTTGTTCGATATAATCCATGATTAAATCATCAAGGGACTCATCATCAAGTTTTAGTCGCCGCTTAATAATTTCAAGGACTTTATCTCTCATCGATTAGCCCTTCTTTTAAAAATGAATCATAATCAGACTTCTTAATCTCTATTTTCTGTCCTTTTTGAAATCTCTCAGTATTATATTTGATATTCGCTGTAAGTATTACCTTAACTGTGTCTTCTACCTCAGGTTGATTTTCTTCTTCGGTTACTGTATCTTCAACCTTCTTTTTTTCTTCAGCTTCTTTTGCTCCAGTTTCTTTTTTAGCCATTCTAAGTAGCTCCTCTCAAATAAAATAGGAAAGGGAAAACCCTCTCCTTAGTTAGTTAACTTTTGCAATAAAGATGTTATCGATTGTTTCAAAGCTTGGCAATGAAATCATAGATACAATTGTCTCAACGTTTACTGGATGAGGTTCTTTAACAGTAGTAATAGCAACTCCAGTGTTAATAATTGATACATCTGCAGTAGATTGGCCAGTCATGAGATCTGATTCTTCTGGGGTGGTACCAAAATACGTGCTACCAAGATTACCATCTGGAATTAACGTAAAGTAATCATCTGGATAGAATAAGCTCGTAGATCCATCTTGCAATGCGAATTTCTTGTTATAGACAGCAACAGATAATCCTAGCTTTTCAGATAAATAGCTTCTAAGCATTGCATCTGTCATGATGATATTTTGACCCCCAATAGGGTTCATATCTAAGCGAATAGACTTATTCTTCATCAAGTAATTCCATGTTTTACGAGTACAGATAGCATTCGTAGGACGTACACCTGTATCATCTTCTACTTTGTCCTGCCATTCAATGATGTCGTTTACTGGATCAGAACCTGTGAAATCACCCCAAACTGCACTACCTGTTAACGTTTCTTTATGTTCAGCAGACATTTTGTAATCGTAGTCGTAACTTAAACGGTTAGCTGTGATTGCGATTTTCCCACTATATAAAAGCTGCATAATCATTCTTTCTGGTTGCACCATTGCTCCATTTACTAGATTAGTAACATCATCATAAATGTTGTTAATCAATGGCATAATCATACTGTCTAAATTAGATGCAGAAAGCTTATTCAATTCTTGTCGGTCCTTTTCTCCAATACGCATTGCTTCACGGAAAAACGGCATTTCTGTCTGAATTTTATCGAATCCAATTCGATCTCTTAATGTCGCCTTAGAATCGAAAGCAGATGGCATTAAAGCAACCGGCAATCCTTTAGAACCTTTGATCCAGCTTAAATCTAAGCCAAGTTGTTTCTTAGCTGGGAAAAGCGTTGCTCCAAGGTAAGGAACAGCATTCGATGGATTTGCTTGATAATACGTTGCAATATTAGGTGCGTTTACTAAATCAAAAATTGTTGGCATATGTTCATCCCTCTCCTATTTCAAAAATGTAATTTGTTTTAATGCTGTTTTTTCTTCTGTAGACGGTGCAGCAGGTATCTTTTCAAGCGCGATAAACCCATGAATAAGAGCAGCTCCCTGTGCAGGACCATAAGTGACATCTACATCATAAAAAAGGACTCCTTCTGCATTAGATACGCCCTCTGTAGTTGTAGCCTTCACAGCTTTAACTGCTGTGTCTTCTAAGAATCCTCCGCCAACAATCGTTCCAGCTGGCACAATTTTTTTACCGTCAGCATTAGCTGTAATCCCTGTATCACTTACTGTTACTGCAACGTTTACGTAATGATCTGGAAACTTTAGAATTTCTTTTTTGTTTGTATAAGATGTAGTTACAAATTTACTCATCTATAATTCCTCCTTACTTAAAATAGGATTTTCTAGCTTCTTCAAGAGAAGCATTATTTTGTTTATTAGCTTCTGCCGCCTTTTGTCCATAGTTAATCGCACTAGGATTAGAGCTACCGCTACCTGGCGTATTTCCTTTTAATCTTTCTGTTACAGCAGCATCAACCGCTTCACGAAAAGCTTTTTCAAAAGTATCAACATTACCTTTTGTTTTGTCAGCATCATCTGCAAGCAAAAGGTCTGCAAATGTAATAGGCAACTTCTTCTCATTTAGAATGTTGATTGTTTCAAGTTTGAGTTCCTTTTGTTGAATGGCCCTCTCCCTATCCTCAATTTCCTTTTTCTGCTTATCAAGAAGTGCTTGCTCCTTTTCTGCAGCTGACATTTTAGCGAGTTTCTCAGCCTCCGCTTTCTCTGATTCTAGCTTTTGCTTATAATCAGCTTCCCACTTAGCTTGAGCCGTTTTTAAAGCATCTGTAACCCGCTTATCAGATTCACTTTGTAGAAGTTTTTTAAGTTCCTCTTCTGATTTAGGAAGTTCTGTTGCTCCTTTACCTCCTTCAGGATTAGGATTATTTTGTCCTTGGCCAGTTCCAGGATCAGTTCCTCCATTACCTCCTGCTCCACCAGTATCTGGTGACATTAATGGAATACCAACTAATTTACCGCCGATTTTCTTAAACATTATCTATTTCCTCCTCTTGCCCCTTACAGTTCGCGCCTGTATGTTGCAGTTTTTTGCAAAAATAAAAAGCCGTTATTAAACGACTTGCCAATCCTCTGCTAACATATCAGTCTGAGAAGCTAACCAACCAACAACTATTGAGCCATCAGCCGATTGCATATCAATGTGAGAATTGATTTTTACCTTTTCTGAAGTAGCTCTATTCATTCCTACATGTTTTAAGGCTTCATTCCGTAAATTTGGTACTGAAATTTCATTGCCTTGAACTAGATAAATGAACATCCCTTTACCATTCCAACCTGAACGAGCAACTTTTTCACCCTTTTTTAATTTATCAAGAGCTTGACTAAAATTCATCTTTCCCCCTCCAATCTATTAAATAATTTTAGTTGCACCGTCATATATTTCTCCTATTGTGCGCTTTCCATCTTCTTGAATACGATCAATCTCAGCATCCACATCATCAATAAACGGCAGTAGGCTGAGTTTTGTCTTTTGACTAACATTACTACCTAAATCTTGTACCATTTCTACTAATTCAAGAAGATTCTTAGGAATGTTCCGATGAAATTTAAGATTTATTTTATTGTAATCATAATTGGCGCCTTTTTTATTTAAAAAGTTAGTAATCAATCTAAGGCGCTTAATTAATGGGCTTTTAAATTTACGCTCTTTAATAGCAGCTATTTGTTCTAAGCCCCATAACTTATATTTCATTGCTTCACCAGACACATTCCCAGCAAATTTTTCATCTGTAAGATCAGGTACTTGGCTAATTCGGTGAATATCATTCTGCAATCGATTTTTATGATTTTCCGTTGCGGCATCATTGACCTCTTTAATGAGCCATCCTGCATCTCCATCTTCTGGTACAATAATCACCCTGTTTTTCTTCATTTCTTTTACATCAGCCCACTCTGTCGCATCCATTCCAACAAGTTTTAAATAGGCATCTGTAAAGTACTCAAAGTCATTTGAAGTATCAGATTGAGATTTATTGTAATCGTCAATTAGAGAAAGAACTACTTCGAAGTCACCCATCATCTCATTATTATTAATGTACTCATTAATTGGCACTTCGCCGAAATGATGTTCTTTTCTTTCGACTTCTTTTAGTTTATTTGTGGTTGACTCATAATAAATGATTTCATCAGACGTATAAACCTCTGCTTTGTTCGTTTTATCACCACTTGATATATCTTCACTAGTGTAATGCCTAATTGCAAAAAGTAGACTCTCTTGGATATCATCTGTATAAATCGGAATAACTGATTTAATATCGATTTCTTTAAATCTGACATTTGCTTCTTCATCTGCATAAAGAAGTTCATAAGATCGACCAGCTTTGCTCATTGTCTTAGCAAGTTCAAAATTGACATCTTCTTCCGTATTATCATCTAAAATTTCAAATACTTGATCGATATATTCTTTATCATCGCTCTCGTAAGTAACTGGAATACCCATGAAATAACCTGTAGCATTGTCAGTAATGAGTTTTGCGAAGTTAATTACCAACTTATTGTTCGGCTTATCGCCATCTACAGAGCGTTCTAGGATATCATGTTCACCTTTATAATACTTTTCTAGCTTTAATAGTCGTTCATGTTCTTTTTCGCTATCCCACAGAGCAATTATATTTGTAATAAGCGTTTCTGTGATTTCAACATCTTTATTAACTCCTATTTTTAGCAAGTAATCACCTCCTATAAACCAAATGATTTTTTGTCCATGGTGCCGAGTTTGTTTCTATTAAACAGAATTGTATTCACAAAATATCTATCTCCATCCATTTGGTGGTCATTCTGTTTAACTGGTTTATCTTCTCCGCGATCAGCTGCTTTCTCATCCCAAATGTATGAGGAAAACTCTCTGAATGTTTCCTTGCAGCAATCGTTGTATTTGATCATTAAATTATTTAGAGCATTGGCCATGTTGCGAATACCATCCAATACATCATTTTTAGCTTTAATTACTTTAAATCCATTCTTCTTAAGCAAAGCAATAAAACTTGCAGCTGATGGATCCACGATAACGCCTCTGAAATTACTGATGTCAGCAATAAACTCTTTTAGATCATCCAAATATTCTTGGTCCGTTTTTTGTTTGCTCTTTTTACGGCCATCATAATGATATTCCTTTGTCTTATACCAGACATCATCACAAAGACCCCACAAACCAAAGGTAGTCGGGTTCTGAGTACCATAGTCAATTGAGACATAGTACTTCGAGTATTTTCTTGTTTCAGTTTTAACTACATGCCTGTCCTTATCGAACATGTCAAAAATAATACCTTCTGCAAGCACCCATAAACCAAGGATAAAGCGCTGATAGAATATACCTTTATACATCCTCTTATAGCGCTCTTTCGTCTTATAAGTTAGCGAAAGATTATCATCCATAGTGAAATGGATATGAACCATGTTCTTTTCTTTTAATTGATCCAAGTATTCCACCTTGAACCAATGAAACGGACCAGCTGGGTTACAGTTAAACCAAAACTTTGCTCCATCTACAGAACAACGAGCAGTCGCTTGGTTAACGAAAGATTGTGGCATTAATGCTACTTCATCGAAAAACATTCCAGCTAATGTGATACCTTGGATTAAGTCCTGTGAGCCTTCGTCTTTACCACCGAAGATATAAAAGGAATTTGTTTTACCTTTATAAGTAATAGTCATAAAGTTATCTGCTCTGTGGTCCTTAACTTTATATCCTCTTGCCTTTAGCATCCGTTTTAATGGAGTTATCACGTTACGACGAAAAGAGCCTATCGTTTTACCCGCCATGCCTAAATTACATTCATGAAATGTATCCATTGCCCACATGACATAAGATAAAGACATCACGACTGTTTTACCAGCACGAACGGAACCATCACAAATAATTCCGTCTTTATCTTTGACTGGTGAATCTTTTCTCCACCAGGTAAGGACTTGTTTTTGCTTTATGGAAAACGGCTTGAATTTAAAAGGTGCAGGTTTCTTTTTCTTCGGTGCTCTTGTTAAAAAGGAAAACTCTTTAACTTTCTTCTTCGGTTGTGTCAACACCATCTGACCACACCTCCGAAGTTACTGCATTTAAAGCATCTTCAAAACCATCATCCTCGTATTCATCCTCATCTTCTTTGCCATGCAATTTGAAGTGAGCAATCTTAAGTTTCTCTTCTTCGATTTTCCGTTTAAACTCATCAGGGAATAAGTCGAAGTATTTCGAAAGCTTGTCCAATGCCCATTTTCTATCTTCTAGCTTAATAGACACACCATCACGGCCTTGTTTCACTTCTGTAATAAGAGTTCCATCAACTACATTAGAATGCTTGAAATCTACAAAGTTAACTTCTTGCATAATCTGCCTATCCTTCTCATCTTTAATTGGACCAAAAGGACCCATAACAGGTTCTTCCCTCTGCCCAAAAGTGAGATAGTCTGTAATGTCAGAAAAGGCAATCTTGATGTACTTATTTAGCACATCCATAGCATCGATAAATAACTCACCTGTCATCGTCTGCTTTATTCGTTTGATTTCTTCACGAACTCTAACATTTGCTAACAAGCGTGGACCTTGTACATGAGCAGTTGCTGGAGAATATCCTGCGTTGATTGCTGCCTGTGTTGCATTAAAGGTTCTCACATAAAAAAGGCAAAACATGCTTTGTTTATCAGTTAATCCGCTCTCTTCTGAAAAGTCATCAAGTGATAATTCTGAAGCGAAGTGATCTACTGAAGTAGTTGCATCTCTTATACGATTGGTTGCAACCTTTTGTTTTTGGGTTGCATCCTTTTTAGCTTTGGTTGCTTCTTTTTTTGGAGCCCCTCTCGACCAACCTTCTCTACTTTTTCTACTCTTTAATGTACCGAGTTTAATATCATGTTTTTCGGCCAGTGCTTTCAATGTAATGTTTGTTGTTTCAAACTCATTTCTGATTTCTTCCCAATTCATTTTACATTCACCTGCCACCTCCGATATTTATTTTTAGACAAAAGAAAAACATCCCTAAGGATGCTTAATAATTAGTAATATTCGTTTTCAACCCATTTTGCTGTTTCATCTTCTGGCTCATATAACCCAACTATCTGTTTTTTAGCGTAAATTAATGCCTCTTCCTCACTAGTGAAGTTTGCTTGAGAACTTAAAACAGAACCGGCTAGCTCACTTCTTTGATAAAAATGACTGGTTTTAAATTGATAATATCCATTACTATCTAATGTAATTTTAATACCAACAATTTGTTCACCTATTGTCATTTCCCATTGAGAAACAATCTTTTCAACATAGCTAATTTTATCATCTTGTAATTGCTTAAATAACGACAACCTCATCTCCTCCTTTTTAATCTCATTTCGACAAAATGGGAGATTTTCCTGCAATTAACCAACCAAACTTTGTAGCCACGGAATATAATTTGTCGTAAAAGAATAATATAAAGCAGCCAACAATGCTGCAGTCGCAAGAAAATTAGCTATTTGTTTTGGAAATGATAATTATGAAAAATTAGTAGTTCAAAATTACTTTACCGAAGGTAATGCTCTCTAACGAAATTTTGAGGAAACAGCTTGTTATCTG